GGAGAAGGAATGGAAATGCTTGCTAGAGCGGGCTTTGATACATCAGAGGTCATGGATGCGTTGCCATCTGTACTAGATTTAGCTGCGGCTGGCGCGGTTGAATTAGGGGATGCGGCAGACATTACGTCCAACATTTTATCGGGTTTTGGCATGGAAGCGGAAGAAACTGCTAGAGTGGCCGATATTCTTGCACAAGCCAGTGCAGATTCAAACGTTGATGTTCAGAGCTTAGGTGAAGCGTTCAAATACGCAGGTCCTATTGCATCTGATTTACGTGTATCAATTGAAGATACCGCTGCATCTATCGGTGTTTTGGGCGATGCAGGTATTCAAGGTGGGCAAGCGGGAAGGCAATTAAGAAAAGGACTGCAAAGTTTAGCGGCTCCTACAAGCGAAGCATCCAGTTTAATGAACGATTTAGGAATTGAAGTGTTTGATGCTGAAGGTAACATGAAGTCAATGCCTGAAGTTATCGGACAGTTAGAAAACGGGCTAGACGGAATGTCGTCACAACAAAAATCAGCAACACTAGAGACGTTATTCGGAGCAGATGCCATGAGCGCATGGAGTGTGTTAGTCAATGAAGGTGCTGATGAGTTAGGTAATTTCAGTAGCGAGTTGGCGAATTCGGAAGGCGCAGCTGGTGAAATGGCAGACGTTATGGAAGACAACCTAGCTGGTTCGATGCGTAGCTTGAAATCAGCACTAGAAGGGGTTGCAATCTCTTTTTCGGAGTTAGGCGAAGGTCCAATTCGGTCTATGATTGATTGGTTAACAGACATGGTGAGAAAATTTGACAACTTAAGCGACAAGTCAAAGCAATGGATTGTTATATTTGCTTCAATAGCAGCAGCAATCGGACCTATACTGCTTGTAATCGGAACTCTAGTTAGTTGGATACCTAAAGTAGTAGCAGGGTTTAAAATGATTGGTTTAGTCCTTGGTGCGTTAACAGGTCCAATATCATTAACCATAGCAATAGTCACATTGTTAGTAGCGGCCATTGTTTTAGCGTACAAGAAATCAGAAACATTTAGAGAAGTTGTTTCTACAGCCTTTAACTTTGTTAAGGACATCATTATGACGGTTGTCGATGCAGTGGTTGGATTCGTAATGGAAATTTGGGGTTTTATGGTCGATTGGTGGGCTGAAAACAACGAGCTAATACGAGAAACAGCGAACACAATTTGGACCTCTATTCAAGAGAAAATAGAGTTAGTTATGATGTTTTTAGTTCCATTTTTACAAGGAGCTTGGGAAGCGATATCTTTAATCGTACAAGTTGTTTGGGAGTATATCAAAACAATGGTAATGATTGCTATGGAATTTATCGGTGGCATAATTACAGCGATCATGCACGTTATTAATGGTAATTGGGATGAAGCCTGGGAAGCTATCAAGCAAATCTTTATTAACGTGTGGGAAAGAATGGAAGATTTTACAGAGAATGTAACAGAGATTATCAAAAATGCCGTCAAAGATAAATTTGAGCAAGCAAAAGAAATCATTCGAAGTAGGTTAGAAGATGCAAAACAATACTTGATAGATAAATTTAACGAAATGAAGCAAAATGCAATCAACAAAGCGCAAGAGATACTAACAAACATTAGAAATAAGTTTAACGAGATTAAAACTAACATCACAAATAAGCTACAAGAGGCTAAAACAGCACTAGTTAATAGATTTACGGAAATGGTAACTAATGCTATCAATAAAGCGCAAGAAATAGTTACTACTGTAAAAGACAAGTTTGAGGAAGTTAAAAATGGCATAAGAGATAAATTGACAGATGCAGTGACTGTTGTAGGTGAAAAAATAGGCGAAATGCCAGGTAAGGTAATGGAGTTTTTCACTGACATGGTCGATTCTGGTAAACAACTAATCGCTGGCATCATAAGCGGAATAAAGCAAATGGGTAGCCAAGCTATAGATGCGGTCACAGGTGTTGTTGATGGAGCAATAAACAAAGCAAAAGATTTACTTAAAATCTCGTCACCTTCACGCGTTTTTAGAGAGTTTGGGGAGTACACTGGTGAAGGATTGGCGATTGGAATTGACAAGACAGGAAGAATGGTGGAAAAAGCATCGCAAGCGATGACTGATAGAGCGATTCCAGACATGAATAAAATGGATATAGGTAGCAGAATTAACACCATCAATTCTCGAGCAGAAAGAGACTTGAACCACACATTTCAAAGTAACATGAGCGTGGAGAAGCAACCTGCTACAATAAATGTTTTTGTTGGCAGTAAGCAAGTGGCGAGCGAGATTGTAGACGATATAACAGAAATGCAAGAAAGAAACACGTTTGTGAGAGAATCGTTTGCGTAAGGGAGGTATGGCATGTATAAGTTTGTTGAGGTGACAGAAGAAGCTGAACGATCATTGTCTCGCATACAGACAACATTTAACGGTAACAACTTAGATGATGCACTCACTGATGATACAGGTAGCTTTACTACACTAACCGTTAGTGGTAGAGGTGAACTTTATCGAAGGGTAAGGACAATAGATGTACCAGCGATGGATGGTGCGTGGGAAGAAGAAAGAGCCACTACTGACGTGCGAACGATAACAGTTAAGTATAAAATAAAGGATAAAACGAGCGAAGGCATAAGGGAAAGGTTCAAAAACCTAAAATCTCTCTTAGTCGGCAGTAAAAGGCACCTAGAATTTACAGATGAGCAAGTCATTTTTTATGCTACTTTGCAGAGCTTGGAAGTTCCAGAAGAGGAAGATAACGACTTAGTAGGCAAAATTATGTTTTTGTGTACAGACCCACATAAATACGGTCCAGAGCAATCACAAGCACTAGACGATGTAGACCTCATCGAAAACACAGGAACAGCAGAAGCTGACCCTATATTCGAGTTAACAGCAAAAGAGAAGTCCACGTTTGCAATGGTTAGTTTAGGTGCAGATGAGGACAGCGAATATAATTTAGTCGGAGTACCTGCAGATGACGATGTGGAGGAAGTAGACACAAAAACAAGAGTGTTATACGAAAATGGTAGCACGATTGATACGTGGGAAACAGCGAATAACGACTTAATAGACGAACATGCTATTGAAATAGCTGGGGAAATGGGTGCAGATGCAACAGGGGTTAGACCTGATTCTTATGGAACAGGGGACGGGATTCATGGTCCAGCAGTATTTAAAGAGATTACACCTATACAAGATTTTGAAATTGAAGCGACATTTGACATTAATTCGATTAGAGTTAGTGACAGTTGGCGAATGGGAATTAATTTTTTGGATGAAAATTTAAATATGTTGGGTCATATAGGGATTAAAGATAATAATGCTATGTTACAACGCAGAACTCCATTGGCTAGATTTGGTGAGTGGCGCGGTAGTGGAAAGAGTAACGGGAACTTGCTAGGCGATGAAGACAAGTTCGATAACTCACGTAACTTGACATTGTTCCATTTACGCGTGAAAAGAGTTGGTAATACAATTGATTTTTATATTGCGGAATGGCGAGGTTCTAAGCACGAAAGGAGTTGGCACGAAACGTACAGAGGGTTGGATAACAAATATAGCGGTAAATTAAAATATATCACATTGTATATTGGTAATTACGCAGATAGGTTTTTGCCATCTAGACTACGAATAAACAGCGTAGAAGTATCAGAGTTATCCCAAGCCACTGTAGACCAAACACCCTATATTTTACGCGAGGGTGACGTTGTTACGTTTGACCATAAAGATGAGGATATTTTAATCAATGGAGAACCTGTCAACGAGTTGAAAAACTTTGGAGGTTCTTTTTTTAGGCTTAAAAAAGGGTATAACAATATCGTTGTTACTCCTAGAGATACATTTGACACAAAAATAACATACAGAAATAAGTATTTATAAGGAGTGATTATATGGCAAGTCCAGAAGATACACCGATGAAAAAGCAATGGCTAGAAGTAGATGGCAGAATGACACCAGTTATCTTGCCACAAATTTGGAATCACGATAAAGAAGAGTGGGAAGTTACTAGCGAACAGAACCCGTTGCCTACTCAAGTGACTGGGAGTA